TGTTACAAAAGACTTAACAGAAAATATTGGCGAAACAACTAAACTTCAGTTAGGTGAGGGAATACAAACAGGATTAAAAACAAAAGCAGATTCGCAAACTGCTCTTGTTGAAAGCACATATAATAATACATTAAAAGAAGTAGAGTCCACGATAAATGATGTTTTAAATTTACCACCTTCGATAACTAGTGCTGCAGACGTAGGAACTAATGCAAAAAATGTAATACAAGGCAACTATAATGAAACTTTAGAAGTATTTGAAGCAAACTATAAAGACATTTTTGATAGATGGGAAAAAGCTACTGGGTCAAAACTTGAAAGTGTTCTGACTGGTCCAGGGAAAATAACTGTAAAAGAAGCAGTAGATGTAGCTAAGAGTAAATTAAGAACGACTAATATGCGTGCTTTTATGAGTAAGGAAGACGAAACACTTTTAAACAAAGTTTTAGATACTTTTGTTGATCCAAATGATGCAAGAAAATTAAGACCTGTATCTTTATCTACTTTAAATAGAAACTTACAAGATCTTCGTCAGTTAGAAAGAAGAGCATTTAAACAAAGTCTTACAGGAGAAGATACTCCGTACCCTCAAACATTAATAGATTTAACAGATGCAATAGAAGCAGCACGAAAGAGAATTCTAAACAGAAAGGGTGCACCAGAAGGATTAGGTGATCAACTTAGTAAGTTAGATAATAACTATCAAGTATTTCAAACTAAATTTAAAAACGCACAGATTAGTGCTTTAGCTAAGTTAAGAAATGCTAAATCACCAGAAGTTGCTTTTAATACTTTATTATCTAATGATGCAAAAGCAGGAACAGCTGTAAAACAAATTGCTCAAGAATTAAAAAGTTCACCTTTAAATGCAGATATTATTAACGATGTTGGCAATTTAATAAAAGAAAATTATTTAAGTAAAGTTATAAGGAATGGGAAACTAGTAAACAACGTAGAAGATGTTCATAGAAACTTTATGAAGAATTATAGTAACGCTGTAGAAAGTTATTTACCACCAGAGCAAGTTGCTAGAATGAACGATATCCCATCTTTTATTCGTGGCGTTCAAGAAGCAGGAGATAAAAGAGCAAAGGCTTTAGCCCAAATAAAAGGAGAACTAAAATCTCCTGCAGGTGATTCTTATACACCTGAGTCCGTTTATTTAGAAACATGGAAAAAAGATGAAATAAGTAATTTTAATAGAATCCTTCCTATTTTAAAATCTGAACCTACATTACTACGAACATATAAGGCTTTTGTTTTAAAGGATCTTATTTCTGACGGTCGAACTGTTACCACGCCTAATGGAATAGAAGTACCTGATATACCAAAAATGAAAGAATATATAGAGCAAAATAAAGATAAGATATCAAAATTATTTGGTGGGGATTATTTAAGTAATTTAAATGTTACAATAAATGCTATGGAGCCTGCTTTAATTGATGTAGCTGCAAAACCAGTAAAAACATCGAATAGTATTATAGAATCAATGTTACGTGGTGTTGTTGGTGTTTTTACAACAACAGGAAGAATATTGACAGCAGTAAATAAATTTAGAGGCAGAGCAAGAGAAGATTTTCTTGTAAGAGGATTATTAGAACCAGAACTATTAGCTCAAATGGCGAAAGCCTCAAAATTAAACCCTCAGTCGAATGAAGCTATTCGTATTATAGGAAAAATAATGATGGGTCATCCTAATATTGCTCCCTCTGACGCAGAATTAAATGTAGCAAAACCCTCTGCAGCAAAAGTAATATTAGATGATTTATCGAAAAACATGAGTAGGTAAATGTCATGGTTGTTGCAGAAATTCTCACTGGCATCGCCCTAGTACAGAAATCCGTAGACTTCATAAAATCAAATATTTCCACCGTGCAGGATATTTCTGGCATAGCAAAACAGATAGATGGGTTCTTTGAGGGCGAAGCTCAAATGAATAAAAAGTCTGGAACTATGGGTATAAAAGAACAGTTTGGTATTGAGTCTACAGCAACAGATTTTATTGACAGAAAACTATTAGAAGAAAAAAGAAACGAACTAAAACAAATAATTAATCTTAGATTTGGACCCACAGCATGGGATCAGATTTTAGCAGAACGTGCAAGTCGAATTAACGAAGCAAAAGAAGCTGTACGCTTACGAAAAGTAGAAAAGCGACAGCAACAAAAAGAAATTATAGATACTTTACAAACGATGGGTATTATATTTTGTGTATTATCCGTACTCATAATATCTATTGTTTTATCGTTAAAAGCGTTTGCTTATGAATACAAGCCAAATGACTATACAAGACAACAAAAGATACATCAGGGCAAAATTATTGAACCAGTCATGACTACTTGTAGGTTGATGAAACAAAAAGTATTTAAAGATAAAATGGCTTGTATATATATCGGTGCTCAAAAAACATACGAATTAGAATTTACAGATATATCAGTGGGTTGTCCGAAAAAGTATAAGTGTAAACTTAACCCAAATGGAAAGAAGCCAAATATAGATCAGGTTATGGAAAGTCTTAGGGGTATAGCGAAATGACAGCATTTATGTTATACTGTACATTAAATGGTTTTGTTGCAGAAGGAGCGATTTATTTTAGGAATGTAAATGATTGTTTAAGTTTCGATAAAAAGCTAAGTAACCAAACTTATATGAAGAACGATAAGGAACAAGTATATGATTGTATTTGTAAACTTATACCAAAAGTAGACCCAGAAAAAGTGAGGATATACTAATGAAAACACATTATAAAAGAGACGGAACAGTTTACAAAGGAAAGTCTCATAAAATGAAAGACGGTACTTTACATAGTGGTAATACACATACTTCTAAAAGTGTAAAACTATTTCATTTAAAAGATCTTAGTAAGTCTGTACAAAATAAATTAAAAAAGAAAAGTACATGACAGAAGATAAAAAGAAAATAGTAAATTTAGATATAGGTCAAAATAGTTTTGAGTTATCTCTAAGAATACTAGGTAATGAGTTTGTTGCTATTAAGATTGGCTCTACTAATTTTAGTGGTAAACTTATAGCTGGTGGTATACTATTATTATTTTTTACTTTGGTTTTATTGGAAGGCTTCGGTTTAAATGAGATTTTAATACAATGAATTTTGAAACATTTTTAAGATGGAAAATTTTACCAAGATGTATGATGCTTGCCAGTACCATAATGTCTTGGCGTTGTGCCGAATGGTTTATGGATTTATCTGAACCTACGATGCAACAATCAGCTTTTGTATCTGTGGTTATGGGTGTAATGACAGGTATCTTTGGAATATGGATGGGACACGAACACAAAGGAGAAAGTAATGTTAACAGCACTGATAGGTCCAGTAAGTAACTTACTCGGCAAGTTTATAGAAGATAAAGACATGAAGAACAAGTTGGCACATGAAGTGGCAACGATGGCAGAAAATCATGCACAGGAACTTGCAAAAGGTCAGTTAGAAATTAACAAAGCAGAAGCTACACATAGATCTATCTTTGTAAGCGGCTGGCGACCCTTTGTTGGCTGGACATGCGGTATTGCCCTATGTTGGCATTTCGTACTAGCACCTGTTACTATGTTTGTATGTGCTTATTTATCTGTGCAGATACCTGAATTACCAACTTTTGATATGGGTTCACTTATGACAGTTTTGATGGGTATGCTCGGATTGGGCGGACTTAGGACATATGAAAAACAGAAAGGACTTACTAAGTAGGTATTTGGTAGATCCTACCTAATGTCTCCATTCTTTCTATCAAACGATTAGCACGATTAGTTACTTGTTTATGCCAACGACTATCTTCCATTTGAATTGCTGCTTCAAACCAATCTTCTTCAGCAATCGCTTTATTCATATTCTTAAATTTAGAAAGACGAGGTCTGCCCATGTTAAACATCATGTTGCATAATATGTAACGTGCTTCTTCTGGTATTTGATCAAAGTTATCATATAGTTTTTTACATTCCTCAATAGTAACTTGAATATCACTATCGAAACAGCTATTAACTCTATCTTCGGAAACAGTAGTACCAACCTCTTTTCCATATTCGTCATCCCACTCTGTTACAAGATGTCCAATTCCAAAAGTAGGTAGTCCAAGGTGATCTAAATATACCTCATATTTACACCCCTCGTCTTTTTCTATTTCTACTCTTAACTTATCGATATTCACTAAACTGCCTCCAATGGTTTTATACTTAATTCATATCCCATCTTATTTAATACTTTATCGAAGTTTTCAAGAGTTGGTTGTCTTTGTCTTGCTTCCCAAGTATAAACTGTAATGACACTAACACCTGTATCTTCCGAGACTTGCTTTTGAGTCAAGTCGTTTTCTTTTCTCAAGTCTTTAAATGTTTTAATTAAATCAGCCATTTTTTCCAATCTTCTCCTAGAACTTGTGTAGCTATATTTATCTTTTGTCTTAATGCTTTTACTATAACTTCATCAACTGTTTTCTCTGCAACAAGATCAATATAAGTAACTTTTTGCTCCTGACCGATCCTGTGTGCACGGTCTTCTGATTGCAACCTTACCTCAAGATCATAACTATTACTATAATAAATTACTGTATTGGCAGCAGTTAGGGTAAGACCGTAGCCCCCAGTTCTTGGCTGACCAATAAAAAATCTAAGATCGTCGTTGTTTTGAAAAGACTCGACAATCTTTTGTCTTTCTTCTCCTGGAGTATCGCCAAAATATGAAGCTGTTGATTTATCGCCATATTCTTTTTTAAGAGCAGATTGGATAGCTAATATATCGTGTCTATAGTTAGCCCATATAATTGCTTTTCCATTTACTTCCTCTAAGATACCAAGAAGTTCAGTTAGCCTATTGTTTTTTAGTTCAACACTAGAGCCACTATCTGTATTTAAGAAGCCACAACTTATTTGGTGAAGTCGTAATAGCTGAGTTATAACAGCGTTTGCAGTAACTTGTTCCATATCATCTAATATAGTAACTGCATTCTTTTTCATTTCGTCATATACTTTTTTCTGTTCAGGGGTTAGTTCTATAGATCGCCTTGTATATACTTTTTCTGGTAAATCTAAACACTGCTCTTTCGTAACTCTAAACGAATTAGGTTTAATAAGATCAGTGAGTTCATCTAAGTTTCTAAACCCAAGTATCTGATTATATTGATGTGTACCTGCAGACCTACGAATCATATCTGCAAAACGAGAACAAAAAGAGTAATATGATTTAAAACCTAGTATTGATTCTCCAAGGAAAGCAAACTGGGAATATAAGTCTAAAGGTGATTTAGTTATTGGTGAACCTGTAAGTATTCTTTTATACTTTGCTTGTTTTGCTAAGTCTATTGCATTTTTGGTTCTTTTTGCTTTAGGGTTTTTTATTACTGTCGATTCATCTATAGCTAGTAACGATCCGAGACCAAGCCCATTCTTATGCCTAAACAAAAACTTCTTTGCTACTTCTAAAGCCTTACCGCCTGATAACGCTTCAATATTCATTACAAATATATGTAGATCCCATTCTGGCTCCCAAATACTTTTTATCTGATTCTTTATCTTCTGTGTTAAGGGGGAAGCCCAATAAGCAATTTTATATTCTATATGATCAGGTAGGTGGTTTGGTATCTCTTGTCCAACCCAGTTTTTGTAAACACCTTTCGGTGCAAGAATCAAAGCTGAGTTTATCTCGCCCTTATCGTAAAGATGTGCTATGGTGTCTATTAATACTTTTGACTTTCCTGTTCCCATATCCATTAACAATGCGTATTCTTGTTTTTCGCAGGAAACAGTTAAAGCATCTAATTGATGCTTATACGGTTTAGTTTTAAACTTAAACAAATTTCTCTCCTTCTTCTTTCTAAAATTACTATACTATAATAATATCTAGTGAGATATATATACTTTATGAAAAAAGTTGCTTACGACCCTTTATCTATCATATTGTAAAAACAAATCTCATAGAGTACTTATTCAGTAAAAACAAAGACTTAGATATGCTCTTATGATATTATGAGATTATGACGAGCTTTTTAAAAAATAAAAAAGCAAAAACTTTTTAAAATTACATTAGGCTACCAGTAAATACCTATTTATATTTATATAATAATATAGTAAGTTAAATTAAATAAATGGAGAAAGTAGAATGGAACAAAACACTACAGTGTATGTAGTCCAAGACTTCGGCACTAAAAATATATCAGGTGCTACGAGGTTTGGCAGAATAAGAACACTACTACCTCCTAATAGACAAATCGTATTTAGTTCTGCTCCAACTGTTGCACGGTTGCGAGAAGGCTTAAATGAGTTCTCCGATGACGACTACTTGTTGCTCATGGGAGATCCTGCTGCTATTGGTATAGCATGCAGTATAGCTTCCCATGTAAATGATGGGAAGTTTAAAATGCTAAAGTGGGATAGACAAGAAGCACTATATCTACCCATAAATATTAACCTAAAATACTTTGGAGAGTATGATGGAAAATCTTGACGATATCCTCAGTGGTGAGGGCTTAAACACCTTAAATGTCAAGGCTACAACTGATGAGTTAAATCGGTTGTCGATATTGGCTAACGAACTTATTCATAAACAAAAGGAAGTAAAAGATTACGAAGAATCTATTAAAGACTTTAAGTTTAGAATAAGACAAATAGCAGAACAAGAAATACCTGATCTTTTAGCAGAGGTTGGTTTATCTAGTTTTGAATTAAAAGACGGAACTAAAGTAAAGGTTGAGCCTTTTGTTACGGCTCATATCTCAAAAGACCGAGCAAACGAAGCACATTCTTGGTTAGAACAAAACGGTTTCGGAGAACTCATAAAGCGTGAAGTTGTTTCGCAGTTTGGCAGAGGTGACAATAAGTATGTAGAAGTCATGTCCGCTTTAGATAGTATGGGGCAAAGTTATACTACTAAAGAGGGTGTTCACCATGCCACTTTAAAATCATTCGCTAGAGAACAAATGGAAAAGGGAACGGATATTCCTGTTAATTTATTTGGTTTGTATAGTGGTTTCACAACTAAAATTTCAAAGTCATAGGAGGAAAAAATGGCACAAGCAGTTGTAAAAAAAGAAGAGTCAGCTATTATGGTAGTAGATGACGATATATTAAATGTAGGTACAGGGTTAGAAGAAACAACTACTGACGATTATTCTGTTCCTTTTATAAGGATTATTCAATCAGGTAGTCCTCAACTTAATAAGAACGATGGTAAGTATGTAAAGGGGGCAGAGCAAGGTCACATTTATAATACTGTTACTTCGGAGTGTACTGATGGCGAGGAAGGACTTATTGTTGTTCCTTGTTATTATCAAAAGAAGTACATAGAGTGGAAGTCTCGTGATAATAGTGGCGGTGGTTTAGTTAACCCTGATCATACTAGAGAGATACTTAGTAAGTGTACAAAGACAGATAAGAATAAATTTGTTTTAGAGAACGGTAATTATATCGAAGAGACAGCCCACTTCTATGTTATGATTACTAACCAAGAAGAAACCGAGTGGCAACAAGCCGTTCTTACTATGACATCGACTCAGCTAAGTAAAGCGAGAAAGTGGATTAGTCAGATGAAACAAAGGAAAGTTCAGAACAGTAAGGGCGATCTAGTTGAAGCCCCAATGTTCATGTTTCGTTATCTAGTAAAAACTATAGGTGAACAGAACGACCAAGGTTCTTGGTATGGTTGGTCTATTGGTTTAGATAAAGCTGTTAACAGTAAGCCTTTTCTTATTGAAGCGAGTAACTTCTTAAAAGGTATTAGATCAGGAGATGTAAAAGTAAAACAACCTGATCAAGAGGGTGTAACAAGCACCGATCTCGACGAATCAGTACCGTTCTAGGTATAAGGGGGCAGTGAAAACTGCCCCTATTTTATTATGATAGCAAAGGAATTCGCACAGTTATTCGCAGGTTTACGAAAGGCTTATGGCTCTTTCGTTTCAGAAGAGGGTAACGGTATAGGAAAAGAAAAGGGAAGATACCGTATCATATCAGAGGATATTGATGATCTACGGCTACAAGAACTTTGGAAAAATCATTTAGAAGGAAAAAATTCATTAGGTATTATACCTATTACTGAAAACAATACGTGTACTTGGGGGGCTATTGATATAGATCAATATCCTCTAAACCATAGTGATTTAGTAACTAAGTTAATACAAACTAATGAACTTCCTTTTGTAGTGGCACGGTCTAAATCAGGGGGTGCACATGTATATGTGTTTTTATCTGAACCAGTCAGCTGTGCTATTGTTCAACATAAATTAAAAGATATTGCATCGGTGTTAGGTTATGCAACGGCAGAGATATTCCCCAAACAAACTAAACTTCTGTTAGAAAAAGGTGATAGAGGTAGCACTCTAAATATGCCTTACTTCGGTGGTAAACGTACAACTAGGTATGCTCATGATGATAAAGGGGTAGCAATAACAGACTTAGAAGAATTTTTAAAGTATGCAAAAAGTAAAGTAATAAGTAAGAAGCAATTAGAAAGCCTAAAGATTATATCAGCAGATAACGCAGATAAAGATTTGGAGGGTGCACCACCTTGTTTAAAAATACTTTGTAGTATGGGTTTTCCTGAAGGAACTAGGAATAATGGGTTATTTGATGTAGGTGTGTTTTTACGAAAGAAGTTTTCAGACGATTGGGAAAAGAAGTTAGAAGAAAAGAACTTTCAATATATGAAGCCTCCACTTGGTGCTGCAGATGTATTGACTGTTATCAAGTCGTTAAGTAATAGAGATTATCAATATAAGTGTAACGACCAACCTATCGCATCTCATTGTAATGCTGCCGTTTGTCGAACATGCGAATATGGTGTTGGTTCTTCTGGGGGTTTACCACAATTTAGTAATTTACAAAAACAGGATTCTACTCCTCCTATTTGGTTTTTAGATGTAGAGGGCTATCGAATAGAACTTACTACAGACGAATTACAAAACCAAACTAAGTTTCAAAGAAGATGTATGGATGAGTTAAACTTTATGCCTTTAACTATGCGACAAAACAACTGGAGAACGGTAGTCCAACAATTACTAGATAGTGTATCTATTATCGAAGTGCCAGACGATGTCTCCGTTCATGGACAGTTCAAAGAACTACTAGAGTCTTTTTGTACAGAGCGTGCACAAGCTCAATCAAGAGACGAGTTATTGTTAGGTAAGCCTTGGACAGAAGAGAGTAAAACTTATTTTAGATTAAAAGATTTAATTGATTATTTTGGTAGGCAACAGTTTAGGGATTATGGTAGAAACCATATTGCTGCAAGGCTCAGGGAATTAGGAGGGGGCGATCACTTCTTCCATGTAAAAGGTAAAGGTGTAACTGTTTGGTATATACCTGAGTTTAGTTCTCAAGAAGATAGCTTTGAGTTACCTAGTATGGGCGAGGATCCATTTTGAGTATAGATCCTTCTACATGGTCGATTATTCTTGGACCTCCAGGAACTGGAAAGACTACAACGATTCTTAATCTAATAGAGATGGAGATGCAAAAAGGAACTCCACCTGATAAGATAGGTTATTTTGCTTTTACAAAGAAAGCATCTGACGAGGGCAAAGATAGAACTATGGAACGGTTTGCTTTGACTGGAAAAGACATACCCAACTTTAGAACGCTACACTCTTTGTGCTATCGTATGCTAGGTCTGTCACGAGACTCGGTCATGGCTCGTTCAAGCTATAGAGAGTTTAATGATATTATGGGTTTACGTTTAACAGGAGATATAAGCCTAGAAGAAGGATCTATTTCTTTATTATCTAAAGATGATAAGTTAAAATTTATCGAAGGATTAGCAAGGCTCAAGTGTCAAGATCTTAGGTCGGAGTGGCAAGAACACTACGATGAAGATATAGATTGGCATACGTTAGAAAGATTTTCTAAAGGCTTAAACCAATTTAAACAAGCAAGAGGGCTATACGATTTTACAGATATGCTTGATATGTGTGTAAGAAAAGAACTCGCCCCAACTCTAGATGTTATGTTTGTTGATGAAGCACAAGATCTTAGTCCTTTACAATGGCAATTAGTAAAGATTCTCGCACAAAAATCTAAGCGAGTCTATATCGCTGGTGATGATGATCAAGCTATCTTTCGCTGGGCAGGGGCAGATGTGAACTTCTTGATTGACATATCCAGTGGTGCTAGGATTTTGGAGAAAAGCTATCGTATTCCCCAAAGTGTTTTTAGAATAGCTAACAAAGTCATAAGTCGTATTAAGACAAGAACACAAAAAGTTTGGAGTCCTAGAGAAGAGACTGGTAATGTAGTCACCGAAGCAAGTTTCGAACATGTTGATATATCCTCTGGTCAATGGTTAATATTATCTCGATCTAATTATTTATTAAACGAGGTTGAAGCCCATTGTAGAGGATTAGGTGTATACTTTGAAAGGAAAAACAATCCTTCTATATCTCAAAAGAAAATAGATGCAGTAAAAAACTGGGAGGAACTAAGAAAAGGCAATCTTATTTTTCCTGATCAAGCTGAAAATATGTTACCGTATATAAAAGAAGCGAAAAGAAAAGCATTAAACGGTATAGAGTCTTCTCGTAAACTTACATTAAAGGAGATACAAAACTTAGCAGAACTACCTGAACCAAAAATATGGCATGATATGTTTACTGCTCTTACCCCACACGAAAGAAGTTATATTCTTTCTATGCTTCGTCTTGGCGAAAAGATAACTAAAAAACCACGGATAACATTATCTACAATACACTCAGCTAAAGGAGGAGAAGCTGATAATGTAATCTTACTAACCGACTTACCACATAGAACTTGGAAGTCTTACGAGAAAAACCCAGACGATGATACAAGAGTCTTTTATGTAGGGTTAACTAGGGCTAAACAAAAACTACATATAGTTCAGCCAATGACCAATAAGTTTTTTATGGTGTGAGTATTTTAGGCTTTATTATTAAATATTTATAAGCTATAATCTTATTATAGTAAAATATAGAAAGGAAGAATCTATGAAAATAGGAAAAAAAGTTCAAGTTACTTCTCTTGGTATTGAGTTAGAAGATGATATACCAGTGCCTCCAGGATCTGATCGTAGATCTGCAGAACGAAAATACCCTTTAAATGAAATGAAAGTAGGACAGTCTTTCTTTTTACCCTTAGAGGAGGGTGATAACTTAAAGCGTATGGCTAATCGTTTGAGCCAAGCTAGGCAAACATACCAGAAAAAATACGAGGGTGTTCGGTTTACCCAAAGGTTATGGGAACAAGACGATCCTGATAATGTTGGAAACAATATTACTCTTGGTATACGAGTCTGGCGTGTCCAATAAAGATCTTACTCACCCAGAGGGGTATCGACAAGAGTATATGTCTGGGTGTACGAGGTTTTGGCACCCAGAAGAATTACAAAAATTATTAGATGAATCACCAAAAATTAAAAAGGAGAAAGACGTGGGCGAAGTTATTGATATGCAAAAAGTAAAGAAGACTAGAATAAAGCACGATGATAATACATCTATTACTTATATAAAGCACCCAGAACGAGGAGCAAAACAAATGATAGTAATATTAGATGTTATAAAGCAAAACAATCCTATCATATCAAAAGATTTAATGCATGATCTTTCAGGCTGTCTTGATACAACACAGCCAGTCCATAAAGTTTTTAAACACTATCTTCGTGAGATGGTCGACAATGGGTATATCTCAATCATGTCCTCATAGCTAGTTTCACGTCGCTAGGGAAGTACTCGAGGAAATCTTAACCTTTCTATTTCTTTGATACTTCCCTTTTTATTTTAACAAAAGGAGGAAGCCGATGGCATCTATACGAAAACGACTTGCAGTAAATGCAAACAATTCTAAAAACACAAGAATGGATATAGCTAGTGCAGGCACACTAGCAAACTGGCGACCAGACGAACTAGCCCACATTAGTAGGTTTTGTAAAATGGGTCAGCTTATCATGGATAAATCTAAAACGCTTGGTAGACCAGTCGATATATTAGAAATAGGTTGTGGTGAAGTTTGGACACTTCGTTATTTGTATAAAGCGTTTGTTTCAAGAAAAGCAGAAATAGTAAACAGCTATGTAGGTATGGATATTGACCCAGCTTGTTTAAATGACTGGTGGGTAGATGATGATTTACCTTTAACCGAGCATAAATGGTTTCAAACTATGTCAGGTGGTAAAGGTCAAATTATACTTCAAGACTTAACAACTAACCCTGAGCCTCCAGTAGAAGATGAGTCTATAGATGTTTTTATGACAACAGAAGTTATTGAACATATGGGTAGAGAGTTCATTGAGCCATGGATCGAAGCATCGGCTAGAAAACTTCGTTCAGGTGGTATCGCTTATATATCAACGCCTAATCATGATGGATCGAATGATAAACTTCCAGAAGACCATGTGTATGAATGGGGGTATGAAGAACTAAAAGAACTTTTAGAAAAACATTTTATATTAGAACGTCATTATGGTACGTTTACTCAAACTCATAACTTTAATAAAAACCACCGTGCTAATGTGCGATGGTCGCAAAATGTTATAGACGATATAAAGAATAGGTTTGATAAACATTGGCAAAGAGTTATTTTAGCTACAGCTTATCCTGAGACAGCAAATAATGTTAATTGGCATCTAAGGAAAAAGTAATGGAGCCAACAAGACGATTCTTTCGATGGATTGAGGATAGACATGAAATCTACTTAAAAAAAGAAGCAGGTCTTCCTCGCCCATGGACAACGGATGTTATATTAGATACATATCGATTTACCAATCCGTTTCGTGAAAACGATAAAACAACTGTGTGGTTTCGTGAAAACATGAGAGACCCACTCAAGCATACAAAAGATGTATTACTAGCTACGGTGATTTTTCGTTGGTTTAATTTAATTGAGACTGGAGAAACTTTATTAAGACATAATCTCCATAGGTTTTGGAACGCAGAACTAGCAAGAGAAAAGATAAAAGAACAAAAGAAGTTTGTTACTGGAGGATATATAATAAAAACTCCAGACGGTATGGATAAAGTTGATGGTGTTATTTGGTGTATAAATAATATTGTAAAAAACCATAACAGAATTTTAAATGATTTTGCTCAAATAAACACACTACAAAAAGCCCACTTACTATTTCAAGAGTACCCATACTTAGGTCATTTTATGTCTTACGAATTAGTTTGTGATCTTCGTTATACCCTTTTCTTAGATAAAGCCCTTGATATACATCGTTGGGCTAATGCTGGTCCAGGAGCGATGAGAGGATTAAATCGTATTCATGGTCGTAGTTTAAATTATACAAGTAAGAAACATGATTGGAATGCTGAAATGGTTGAGTTAAAATCAGTTCGTAACCAATACTTACCTTATTCTATAGCCCATAGATTAGAGATGCGAGAAATAGAACATAGCTTATGTGAGTTTGATAAGTATGAACGAGTTCGTAAGGGAGAAGGAAAGCCAAGGGGATTATATAGATGATTACATTTGAAGGAAAAAATGTAGAAGAAGTATTTCAAATAGCTTTAATGAGTTTAAGAGATGAGAAGTCTACAATAAAACTAGAGTCAAGGGTAGGTGATGTTCTTATGTTTCCTGATCCTGTTTGTTCAACATATCGTTACCCAAGAGAACGAATATTGTTTATGCCAGAAAGAAACTGTAATCCATTTTTTCATTTTATAGAAGGACTATGGATGATTGCTGGTCGTGAAGATGTAAAGGCTATCTCTTGGTTCGTTAAAAGAATGGAAGAATTTTCTGACGACGGTATAACTTTAAATGGGGCTTATGGCAACCGATGGGTACGGTCATTCGGTTTCGATCAGTTAGCAATAATAATACAAAAGCTAAAGTATAATCCTTTTGATAGACGAATAGTTCTTTCTATGTGGAATCCTATGGATTTAAATTATTCAGGAAAAGATGTACCTTGTAATACACATATCTATTTTAAATGCCGTCCAGGAAAAGAGTTAAACATAGTTGATATGACCGTTATGTGTCGGTCTAATGATATGGTTTGGGGTGCTTATGGGGCTAACGCTGTTCATTTTAGTATGTTACATGAGTATGTTGCAAGTATGGCTAACTTAGAGGTAGGAAAGTATCATCAAATAAGTAATAATGCTCATGTTTATGTAGACTTATGGGATGATCTAAAGCATAAACTACACGAGGGTATTATAGAAAATGAGTATACAACTGACTCTAATGTTAAGTGGCACCCTTTAGTACAAGATACAGAGCATTTCCAAGAGGATCTAAAATATTTTTTTAATCTACTCTGTGATAATCCTTCTGGGGGGTTAGTCGGTGGTCAAGATATTACTGCTGACTTATTTAGTAATAGCGATACGTTTGCTTATACAGCAATACCTATGGTTCAAGCGTGGTCGTTATATAAACAAAAAGATATAAAAAATGCAATCGCACAAGCGTCAACTATCCAAGCACCAGATTGGAAGAAAGCCTGTGTACAATGGCTAGAAAGGAAAGTAAAATGACAAAACAAAAAGAACTTAGCCCTATTATAAAACGAACACAAATTATATGTGCAGAGGACTGGACATCACTTGATAAAGCTGAAGAAGACTATGGTAATAGCTGGAAAAAGCGTGGAGGTATAGGGGCTTTTATGATGTTAGCTAGGAAGTGGGATCGTATAGAAAACCAAGTAAACGACTATACTTACGATATCTTTTTAGCTTTAGACGAGGATAAGAGACCAGAGGGGCTTATAGACGATATAAGAGACCTTAGACGCTATCTACTACTAGTCGAAGCAGAAATGGCTTTACAAAAGAATGAGTAATACGGTAAAATCTTCCCAACAGAAAGGGAAGAAAGATATGTTTAAACAAAAGAACCCACTACAACAACCGTTGTTTACTCCTGATAGTTCGTGGACACCCCCAGAGTTTTTACCAGACTTATCTTCAGCTAAAGAAATAGCTATCGACCTTGAAACATGGGATCCAAACCTTAGAAACAAAGGTGCAGGTTGGGCTAGGAAAGACGGACAGATTGTTGGTATAGCTGTAGCTACTGATGGTTGGCAAGGTTATTTGCCTATCCGACACCGTGCTGGAGGTAACTTAGATGAGAACGCTGTCATGAGTTGGATGAAAGATGTAGCTAAAACAAAAGCTGATAAAGTTTGTCATAATGCTTCTTATGATATTGGCTGGTTAAAAGCTGAAGGTATTGAAGTTAAAGGTCGTATTATAGATACTATGATTGGTGCACCTTTGATCGATGAAAACAGATTTAGTTATTCTTTAAATAACTTAGGTAAAACATATTTACAAGAAACTAAAAGCGAAGAACTATTATACGATGCTGCCCAAGCATGGGGTGTAGATGCAAAAGCAGGGTTATATCAGATCCCTCCTATGTATGTTGGTCCATATGCAGAGCAAGATGCTGCGATGACTTTACGCTTATGGAACTGGCAAAAGTCAGAAATATCTAGGCAAGACTTATGGTCTGTATTTGATTTAGAAACGTCTATACTTCCTTTACTTATAGATATGAGAATGAAAGGTGTTAAAGTAGATTTAGAAGCTACAGAAAGGCTATCTAAACAGTTTCAAGCAAAAGAGATGGAGTCTCTTCATCGCATAAAGCAACTCGTAGGCGAAGAAGTAGAAATATGGGCTAATGCTTCTATAGAAAAAGCATTCAAAAAACTCAACTTATCATTTAACTATACCGAAAAAGGATCACCGTCATTCCAGCAATCGTGGCTTGAAGCCCATGAACATGAGTTCCCACAGCTAATTGTAAAAGCAAGAAAGATGAATAAAGCTAGGACAACTTTCATTGACGGTATGCTTATGAGTAATCAACAAAATGGTCGTATTCATGCAGAACTTCATCCACTACGTTCTGATGATGGGGGAACGGTTACTGGACGATTTAGTTACAGTAACCCAAACCTCCAACAAGTGCCTGCAAGAGATCCTGAGATTGGTGCAGCAATAAGATCCCTCTTCATCCCTGAAGACAACTGCGAGTGGGGGGCATTCGATTATTCCCAGCAAGAGCCAAGATTAGTTGTTCATTATGCAGAGATGATGCAGTTAAGAGGAGCAAAAGACGCAGGAGATGCATTTAGAGACGGTGATGCAGACTTCCATCAAGTCGTAGCTGATATGGCAGGCATAAAAAGAAAGCAAGCAAAGAACATCAACCTTGGTTTGTTTTATTCTATGGGTGTAAAAAAGCTGTCTGATAGTCTAGGGCTAACCTTAGACGAAGGAAAAGAACTGTTTGGTCGATATCATGAACGAGTGCCTTTTGTAAAAGCGTTAAGTGAGCGTGCAATAAGACGAGCATCGGATCAAGGTAGTATAAGAACATTACTTGGCAGACGTTGTCGATTCGATAAATGGGAACCATCACAGTTTGGTACACGAAAAATTATGGATCATAAGACTGCTTACGCTGAACACGGTAACGCTATTAAAAGAGCCTTTACCCATAAAGCTATGAACAGACTTATACAAGGCAGTGCTGCAGATATGACAAAGAAAGCTATGCAGTTATTGTATGCAGAGGGTATCATCCCCCATATCCAAGTGCATGACGAATTAGATTTTTCTATAGAATCGCATGAGCAAGCTGTTCGTATAAAAGAAATTATGGAACACTGTGTAGAACTATCTGTTCCTGTAAAAGTAGACGTTGACCTTGGTCCAAACTGGGGCGAAGCAAAAGACGCAGAAAAGGCAATAAAGCACGCAGAGTCTGTAAGGGGTTGGACGAGGGGTGCAGAGTCAGATTACACAAAACAGGCAGTATAGCGAGTAAAAACAGGCTTTTCGTATTTTATTCCTTATTATTGCGTAATATAATAATATTTTATAGGAGTAAAAATGTCACAAGAAATACCTAAAAAAGTCCAAATACCTGTGGTTATGGCTGCAGTATTGTGGAAAGCCTTACGCAACAGCAACTGTCCTGAGATGGATTTACTAGCATCATGTATGATAAATCAAGGTCTCGAGATAGAAGGCTCAGCAGAAGAAGTATATGACTACTATAAGGAGTATCTAATCGCAAATGGATTACTCCAAGAGGAGAGTGATATTACTCAGTAACCAACTAACTTAGAAAGGATGAATATGTTAGATAGAAATCACGACAGAGAACACTTCAATAATTTGATGAAGATGTTAGTTACCTCAGCTAAAAATGCACAAGCTGAGAAAGAGCAAGTGCTAAGATACCGTGAACGAATCCGAGGCTTAGATAGAAAATATGCCTCAATACTAAAAGATGATCCACACCAAAAAAGAGAGATGGTGTCTGTTCTTCTTAAAGGTATGCATATTTCGATAGAGGGATATAAACAGCATATGGATCGTGTTCAGTGGACAAAACAAAAAATACAGGAAGCTGTTCGTGTAGAAACTTTAACAGAAAGAGTAACAACTTTTAAACAACTGGAGGCAGTAAACGATGTCTAATATAGAAATGCAAGAACGACGTCAGTGGATGGATAAAGATCAGAAGAAGAAACTTGCGATGCAGTTTCTCTCTTCCATTCGAGGACAATATATACTTAGTCAGGCTTTATGTTTAGCTATAGAAAAACTAGAGTCGGTCGACGGTGTCCATAAAGAAGTATCGAATATAAACGATATGAAACTACTTCTAGATCATGTCTTTCCTATGTGTAAAGGAATTAAGAATGGCTAAGTTGTTTTATTACATCGGTCAGATAGAGGAGCAAACTGGAGAACATAATTTTAATTCAACGATAGTTTGGTCTGCTCCTGAACCTAGTCAATCTAATTTATTCGGTAATCATAAAGCTGAACGTGACCGTGATGCTAAAGCCTTTATGGACTATCAATGTAAGTTCTGGTATGGTGGGGAATGTGACGACGATGGTGAAGAACTTCCTCACGAATACAATAAGGAAAGTAATTGGTATAATAAAGACTATGGCGAAGTCATATGGCGAGACGGTGGTTGTAAAGAAATTTCTGAAAAGACTTTTAAAGAAGTACAACCTTTCGTGGCAGATATGACAGGCAGTTATAGGTGGTTCAATGGACTGGACTGATAAACCTTTATTAGCAAGTGAACTAATATCTGCGTTATCAAACCCTACTCGTGGCATAGCAAACTTTATTTCTGGTAAGTTTGCTACTGCTATGAGTAAAAATGTACAAATAGATATGGTTCAGTCTCAAAAGTTTTTGATTACCGATAACCTTTTAGACCATGCGATAAGAGCAAGTTATGTAAAGCCGAAGTATTTACTAGACGGTTTACATAATACAAGACCACCATTTAATAATATGTGGGTTGAGTGGAACGAAAAGGAACGAGTAAAGAAAAATCGAAAAGAGTTAGTAAAACTTTGTAAAGAAAGAGGGTCAACGAAAGAAGTTGAACCTTTAATGGATGACGGCATACCAGACCGAATAGGTTATCACATCAAGAGATTAACTAATGAGCGTAATGTAAGAAACAATGAACCCTTCGTTGCTTATAGAGAGGGCGAAACAATATTATATACTTGTTTCTTTCAAATGGAAGATAAAAGATTTTATTGTCCTGAGATGGGCTTCAATATGAATTACGATTGTGATTACGATTATGGATCTTTTGTAGATACTTGGAATAGACAAAATGATTTTTCACCTGTAAACATGACAGAAGAAGTTTTTTACCATAACTGTACTTCAAATGGTGCTGTTATGTTAGGAACGACATATAGTGAAATGTATAAGGACGATCCTTATATAAACCGTATTTTTAGAAACCTTATTCCAGTACAAACATGTTCTACCCACTGGGTTCGATCCGCACAAGATTTCTTAAAACCTGTTAAAGAAAAAGAAAGTGCTCGACACGCTGCAGATCTACATAGATTGGGTGGAGATCCTCGGTTTCTTATTTCGTTACTTAATATGTTGAACTACGACTTAGTTTCTACAGAGACCGTAATTCCTCCAAAAAAGATTTCTCATATTTATTTGAATCGATCCGTTCCAAGAAACGAATATAAAGTTGTACAAATAAATTTACCGAAACCAAGAGGGAAAAGAGTATACAATAAAATGTTTACTGGTCAAGGGTCACCTAAACGTGAACACTGGAGACGAGGACATTGGAGACGAGTTCATGATAGAAAAGGTAATTTGATAAAACGTATCTGGATTGGAGAACAAAAGGTTGGCAATGCTGAATTAGGCAAGATCGTACATGATTATGAATTAGTTCAAAAAAGACAGTAAAAAGATTATTTTCTAGTTTTATTGTAATTATTATTTTACTATAATATAATTATATTTTATTTTAGAAAGGAAGAATATGTCAGATCTTTATGAATTCGAAGCCAAGTATGAAGTCCATTCCTGTTGGGAACTAGACTTCAATATCAAAGACGTTTATGCATGGTGGGTAAAATACGATACGTTGTATGTTATCCATAAAAAAGAGGGTGATACTAGAATGTACACTCCAACTTTTCCTGCTCGTAATACAGACTTCAAGCATGCAGTTGATTACTACCAAAACTCTGCCCCTGTCGAAGAAAAAACTTTATTTTCAACAGTGGAGGAATAGATGGCTTTAGACTTTGTGCAAAAGAAAACATTGGGGCGGTCTTATCGTATTGCTAACAATGCTTTAGAACTATTAGTATCTCACGACTGGTCAGCTATAGACCAGTCGGACAAGATGACATTCTCTGGGATCGAATCAACTGAGCCAAGGAAGTTAGAGCATGGCTCTCAAACAAATATTATCGATGGTAACCATTTAGAAGTTTATCTGGATGACGGAACTATACATCAGTTTGAGTTGAAGCTAGTTAATACACTCAGAGGGGAGGATAGCGATGCCTAAAGAAATCACTGGTTACGATATAATAATACATTGGAGTGATGGCACTAAAGAAGATCTCGATAACTATGGAGCATTGCCTTACTTCAAAAATTTAGACCACTATCTTGATAGTGTACAAGAAGAAGTAAATCAACAAGAAGAAACAGATGACACGGAGGAGAGTGATGCCTAAATATATTGTAACGACTTATGCACACTGTGACTTTCAATACCTCGTAGATGTAGAGGAGGGTTGTTCTTCCGATACAGCCGAAGAAATGGTTTGGGATGATGGAGTTCCTTTAAATGGGGGTGAGCCTATAACCGTATCGAACGAAGCAGTAGACCATGGAGCAACAGCAGAATACCAAGAGGGCGATGAAGAAAGTTCTATTCTAGGATACACTGCAGTTGTAGATGCTATACAAAAGTGGCACACAGATCGTAACTTAATCGAAGGTAGTTCAGATAAAGATCAGATTGTAAAGCTAGTTGAAGAGTTTGGCGAACTATCTAGGTCTATTATCCGTACCCCAAAAGTAACAGAAAAGTGGCTCAACGAAAACGGCTACCCTGTATCACGAGATAATCTCCGTGATTCGATTGGTGATATGATCGTTGTCCTTATTAATATAGCTATGCGAAACGATTTATCTTTATACGAATGCATGAAGAAAGCATACGATGAAATCAAAAGTCGTAAAGGTAAAATGGTTGATGGTTCTTTTATAAAGGAGGAAGCGAATGGATAGATTTTCTCACTGCTCTGAATGTGGAGAAAAACTAAAGAAAGTAAACCATAGAAGAACGAAGCCAAAACTATGTGCTTCTTGTCGAGGTGATAAAGTCAGTGGGCATAGTGAGTTACGGCAGATGTTTTTAGAAATGCAAAAGAACCCTCCCCCTGCATCAGCTTACGAAGGAAGATTCGAAGATGATCCAAGGGCTTTAAGAGAAATCGATTATGGTAAAGTTTCAAGAAAGCCAACTGTGATTGAAAGTGGGGGGAGCAATCTTTCGGAAGTAATGATGCCTACGTCTAGCTATAAACATAAAGTAGGATCAGCACGAGACGGTGTTCGATATAGAAGGAGAGAACTTAAATGAAATGTTGGCATTGTGGATCGGATCTAATCTGGGGTGGCGATTGCGACTTAAACGAAGAAGACTATGAAGAGTTTTCTATGGCTACTAATCTTAGCTGTCCAAAATGTGGTTCACATGTAGACGTTTATTTACCAAGAAGAAAGGAAAATGAAATGGAAGAATCTGTAAAAAACGCATGGCTTGTAGAAATATATAGCCCCCAAGATGAAGAATGGGATTTAGTAAGAGCATACCCATCTACAAAGTTGGTAACTATAAATAGTGCAATGATGCACCCAGATCAACAAGAAGATATAAATGAAGCAAGGGCTTGTTTATTTTATACGCAGTTAAGTAAGAGAGATACATTTGCAGAGTATCGTTGGCGGTTTGGCTATTTTAACGGATATAGTCATGAGATGCCTCAAAAAGAGTGGACATATAGAATCGTCTACGACCCAATAAGCCAAACAAAGGAGGAGGATCAAAATGAAACTTGACCTTTCATCATATTATCGAATCAGAGTAACCAATAAAGGAAACGGTGGTTCATCATACGTTGGTTCATTCAAAACAAGAGAAGAAGCTCAAAAGAGAATAGAGTTTTTACCAGCATATCAGCGAAACGATAATTTTTATTCAGTCAATATAGAACACATGGAAGACATGCTGTCTTACAGATTTAGCGATTAAAAACAGTAATTTGTAATTTTATTGCCCCTTTTTGTACCTTATACTTTAGTAAAGTTAAATTAAAGAAAGGTACACTATGTCGAATATATGCAAAGCCTGTAACGAAGCTGAGGTTTCTCTACCTCGGCTTCGTCTAGGTTACAAAGTTTGTCTAAAGTGTGGGGAAAGAGATGCACGTCAAGTTGTGCATACGATAGTTCCTATGCATAAGTCAAATTATGTAGTAATATCAAACTATGACGAGTTAGTCAGCATCAATACAAAGGGAGGGTAGCGATGGCTTGGAAACAACTTGAAGAAGGTCATGGGTTCGGATATATGGAATATTGGGATCCTGAAGATTGGGCACATCCTAAATATCCTGAAGAAGTTTTCCCCGATGCAGAGGGTGAATACATGTCAGAAGAAGCATCTGCTGGACTTATGAACGCTCCATGGTATGGCGGTAGTCGTTTCGAAGTTTATCAATTCAACCATAAAGCTCAGTGTTTGGAGGAGGGTGATATCTTATATACTTATGTCATTCACCATAAAGACGAAACATGGAACTTTTTCAGATATAGAAAGGATATGTAAGTGATAGCGAAAAAGAAAAAATTTCATTTCAAAGTTACTTATCCAGATGGTGATATCGAATATTGGTATGACGAACTCAGGAGTGTATGGTCAGAACGAGATCGTTTAGAAAAACTATACAAAGATAAAATCATAATAGAATTCTTAAAGGAGGAGGAAGTCTATGGGAAAGCTACGAAAAATCGAAATCTACCATAACCTTACGGTCAATGCACCAAAAGGATCTTATGAGTGGACTAAGAAACTAGGGCAACAACATATTTGCCTGAATACACCACAGTTAAAGCAAACAACTTTATGTGGTCAATATATGCTAGGCAATAATTATGCCGATATTATTCCACCAGCATACAAAACACAATGTTTAGAGTGTCAAAAACTTCTTTATCATTTCAATAAAGATAGGGCATAAAAAACAAAATATAAGGCAATACTTTGTACTAGTAATGATAATTATTGCCTTATATACTATATCTAACTTAAATATTAACTTACAGACAGAAAGGAAGAATTATGTCTCATAACGTAGAAACAATGGCTTGGGCAAATGCAAAGCCTTGGCACGGTCTAGGCACAGAAGTGTCAGACGATCTAACTCCAATCCAAATGCAAAAAGCTGCACAGCTTGATTGGACCGTAAGCAAGCGACCAGCTTACACTATCAACGAACCAGAGTGGTCTGAACAGTGTGGCTTAATACAAGCCGAGGGTCATCACTTTATCGTAAGAGATAGCGATAACTCAGTTTTATCCCAGTGTGGTAACACTTACGTTCCCATCCAAAACAAAGACATCTTCGACTTCTTTGTGAAGTTTACCCAAGCAGGTCACATGAAAATGGAGACCGCTGGATCTTTACGAGACGGTAAAGAAATCTGGGGTTTAGCCAAACTTGCCGACGACTTCGAGTTAGCAGGTGGCGACGAGGTCAAAGGTTATCTTCTTATCAACCAACCTCATGCTGCAGGTAAAGCAATGACGATCAAGTTTACACCGATCCGAGTTGTCTGCAACAATACTCTTACTATGGCATTACAAGGCGAAGGCACTGCACTTCGTATGCCACACGTCAAAGAGTTCGATGCTGATGTTCGTGCAGCAGCAGAAGAAGCACTTGGTCTTAGTAGTCAAGCAATAGCCGACTTCAAAGAAAAAGCCGACTTCCTCGCTTCACGTCAGTTCAAGCAAGAGTCCGTACTCAACTACATTGCAGAACTTTATCAACCACAAATACTCGTGGACAAAGCCAAAGCGATTACCGACGAAGAGTTCGTTATGCAGGAGAAGTTCAATGCTACTGCTACTCAGGTTCTTCAAAACATCGACCTAAGTCCAGGAGCAACAATGAAATCTGCCAAAGGTACATGGTGGGGTGCATTGAATGGAGTGACGTATCTCGAAGACCATCAGCGAAGAGCAACTGCTGTCGGGAACGCACTTCATTCATCATGGTTCGGTGCAGGGGCTAACAGAAAAGCCAAAGCATTAGACAAGGCTCTTGAATATGCTAATGTAGGCTAGTCCTTCATCATCATATCTTTCTTACTTTCACCCCATGGCTTTTTGCCGTGGGGTTTTTCTTTGCATGGCTGTATTGTTTGACAGACTCGCTTCGTGTTACAAGGACAATAGAGTCAGTCAACCAAGGCATTAAAAACAGTATTTTGTAGTATAAATCGCTTTTTTGCCCTTATATACTATACTTACGTTAAATTTTAGAAAGGTAGAAAGAAATGAAGAAACTTACAGTAAAAAGTGTTGAGTTGATAGACCCAGCAACAATAACTAGCGAATACTTCAAGGTTTGCGTTTTTATTCCAGCAAAGCCAAAAGCTAGAGAAGTAGAGTTTACTACAATCTTCGATAACTTTAAGAAAGCTGCGATTGCCTCCCATAGATGGTCAGAGGCTCTTGCAAAATACGACTCTGCGAAATATACATTTTGTGTGAAGGAGGTCAAGTAATGTACTCATCAGCTCAAGAGTGGGATCGATTTGAAGCTAGAGAAATCGGTTCCCAAAATCCTGATAGACCTTACATTGCTACAGGTAACGATGTTTGGCATGTTAACCCATTTTGGGGTAAGTATGATAAGTTTGGTAATCCTTTGCGAAAAGAAGCCCCTCATTCTCGTATTCGTCACCCAGAAGATTGCGATGACGAGTATGATGAAGAACTTGTAAAACAACTAATGAGTGAGGAGAATATATAATGTATGCACTTTATGCACACCGTGAGGGAATGACTAATATCTTTATCAGGACATTCCCTCGTCTTGATATGATGGGTTCGTCTACTATCGAAATGGGTTCTGGTTCGTATAGCGATGAATTCCATTCCTTCCCTGAAGCCTATGAACCATTCGCCCTTAATCTTAGAACTGGAGAACTGCTATGGTTTCCTGATGAATGGGAAGCTGTTAGAGAAGATCTTCGTCAAGCGTTCTTTTCTAGCTTCTCCTGTTTCGACTAACTATCTATATATTGGGGCGAAATGCCCCAATGTTCTTTTTAAACACTTTGCTTGTCTGAATGTAGTAAAGTACCGTCATAATGTCATAATCTCATAATATCTTCTGTAATGCTCTGTAGACCTTGAATCAAGGTTATGATATTTGTTTTTACAATATCATATATATAATGATAGATAAAGGGTCGGGAGAATCATTTTTCATTTTTGTAAATAAAACTCACTGTATATTGTTATTGCGTAGGGTTAGATTTGGTGTTATGCTTCATGTGAAAGTAAGAAAAGGAGAATTGTATGAAAGATCTTGAGTATACTCCACTTTTGCCTAGTGAGTGTGGCAATTACTGGATTGCTCCCGATGGTAAGAGACATCGTCCACTACTTCCAAAGCACAAAAAGTTCAGTAGACTGTATGTTGAAGGAATGTCTGCTGCCGCAGCAGCACGAAAGTCAGGCTTTACGAAAAGCATGATTGGCTCAAAAGTTCAAGGTTCTGCAATGTTGAGGACAAATCCACTTGTAGCAAACTTCATTATAGAACTTTTGGATAAGCAGAGAGAGCGAGCAGATGTTTCGGTTGACTCGCATCTAACAGAATTATCCCATTTGCGTGACGAAGCCAAGGATACAGGGCAAATTGCTGCAGCCATCTCAGCCGAGGTGAATCGTGGCAAGGTCGCAGGGCTTTATATTGATCGCAAAGAGGTCATGGTCTCAAAGGTTGAAACAATGAGTTCCGAAGACCTGATATCCAGGATACAACAATTAGTTGACGGTAGCAACATGAAAGTAGTGAACCATGTACCAGACAGAGAAGACATTATATCAAGCAATGAAGAAAAACTTACCGAGGGTTCATTGGCAAAGAGTTGAGACTGGAGCATTATCAACTGGTGTTCCTGACGTCAATGGCTGTTGGCAAGGGTCAGAGTTTTGGATTGAACTCAAGATAGGAGTCATTCAATCAGCCAAGCTATCCCCCCAGCAATGTGCATGGCACATGAGACGTGCTTCATCAGGGGGAGTTAGTTGGATATTTGCAAGCGACCCATCATCACGCAAACTTTGGATGGTGTCAGGCAATCAATCAGTCAACCTCAGAAACAAGAGCCTGGATTCATCATTATCTGTTCATCACTATAGTCAACCGTATGATTGGAAAGCGATATTGGAACAGTTTTGCTTGACTGACCGACTGACTGTCTGATTGATTGACTCAAGGAAGTAGCGATTTTGTATACATAAAAAACATTTAGTTTGTACTTTACTTTCGTAATATTGTACTATACTATATAATGATAATCGTAATTAAGCGTTTATACAGAAAGTAGAAAGGTCCAGTAAAATGGCAAAAGCTCAAAAGAAGGTCAACACTTCTAAAAAAGTTGAAAAAGTAGAAGCTCCAAAGTTAGAGGTTGTATCACCAGTTGGAAACTCTGGTATACCTCGTCCAGCCAAGTCAGGCTTCGATACTCGCAAAGTAACATTGATAACCAAGACTATTGAAAATCGTAAGATTGCTGGTCAGGCTATGATTATCCTGAATACGCTCGAAGTTCTTGGTGGCTCTGCTACTCAAAAAGATGTAGTTGATAACCTTATCGCTAATGGTCTTGCGACTGTCCAAACTCCAAAGCGTATCTATGATTTCTATCGTAAGATGCTCGTCGAGGCTGAGTATATCAAGCTTGACTAACCTCTCTTTGAAACCAGCTTCGGCTGGTTTCTTTTTGCTCTTACGCTTGCTTGACTGACTGACTGCCTTCATCATAGCATTTCATCATAGCCCTGTTCATCATCATCATAATCTTGGCTCACATACATAGAGTATGTATGTATGACTGTATGACTGGTATGGATTGTCTGACTGACTGACTCTAGACCAGGAAATAGCGAAAATAGATAGTTAACAAGTTAATTAAATAATTTAACTTTTTTTAATTATTTTCGTTTTTTTACTTTACTATAGTAAAAAAATGCTTAATATAATTAGTAAGGGGGCTAGGTGGTCTAGCCCCTATAACTAGAAAGTAAGAAAGGTCAATAAAATGACAAAAACTAACTCAAAGGTTACCGTACCTACTAATAACGGTAAAGCTGATACCCCTACTACTAACCCTAATACGGTTAACCGTATGGGTATACCTGCCCCTAGTAAGGGTAGTTCAGCTAATATAAAAGTTAGCCTAGCCCCTAACGTATTAGATGTATTAACTAGTAACCCTTTACCGCCCCAAGCCCATTGCCTTTTACTAGCCCTAGATAATCTAGGCGGTACGGCTACTAAGGCGGATATACTAAAAGAGTTAGATAATACCCCTTTTAGTAGTACTCAATCTAAAGACCGTATATGGTCGTTCTACCGTCAAAGGTTAATGGGTGAGGGTAAAGCCTATCAAGGGGCTAACCCCTACCTAGTTAAGGCTTAAACGCCTAGCTACCTAGCCCCTAGCCTAACGGCTAGGGGTTTTTTATTAAGCTAAAATACTCATGTACTAGTACACTAGTACGCATTAGTTAACAAGTTAACTATCCCGCCCTACGGGCTTAACCCTAGCCCTACGGGCTAGACCTTAAAAAGTTTTTAATACCCCCTATTTATAACGGCTATAGCTAAACCCCTACCGCCTAAATAGTAAAAGCGACCACCTTTTTTAGCACTAAAGTGCAACTGCCTCGAATAATACGAGTCATTTTTTAGGATTGACAATTCTTGACCCCCACCCCATACTATAGTAAAAAAAGAGTCAGGAACCTTCTAACCCCCTTTTAATTTTTTATAAAATAGTATATATGTGAAATAACCATGGAGAATGACGCATGAATATTGGTGGATTAGCATCTATCCCGAGTAATTCTGTACCAAGAAAAACGGAGATAAATGGACAGCCACATATGCTTGCTTATATAAATCCTGAAGAAGCTCAGTTATTAAAAGACCGTGGTGGATCAGGCAGTCCGACTATTGCAGGAATCCCAGCTTTTTATGTAGAAGATTCTGAAACAATGGGAAGTTTTGGTGGAGGGGCTGATTATTCAGCTTTCGATGGTTCTAACGATTCTAATAATTCAAGTAACGATATTTTAAGTGCTGGTGCAGCAGAGGCATTACAACAACAAGGTGGTCGTCAAAATTATAAAACCGATATAAGTATGATCGGTGGTGGTGGTGCAGATTTTGGTGTAACAGGTCAAAATTTGTACGATGCATCGAGAGGTGCAACTTCGACTAATCCATTTCCTGAAAGTTTCATGTCGCAATTAGGCAGGAAGTTTGGTTTTGATGTTCGTTATGATAATTTAATGAACCAAGGCGATTTAAATTTTGTAAACAATTTAAGGTATAGGCAAAATTTAGAGCCTGAAAAATTTAAAGCTGGAGATTTTTATATTGGACAGCCGACAACTTTAGGGGAGGTAAAAGAACTTCCTTCGACTGGAGTATTTTCTAATTTTATGAATAATATTCCTGGTCCAATGATAGCGATAAAAAATATGCTAACAAACCCAGATGGGCTTGCTGTTAATGATCCTAGATTTATCGAAGCAGAGCAAAAAGCAAAAGAACAAGATAAAGACCCAAATATATTTTCTCAAATAGCTAATGCGATAACAGGCGAATCAAAAGATAAGATTGCTGCAGCAGGGAAGCCGCAAACTGTCGGCAGACCTGATACAAGAACTTTTGATATGTTTGGTAATACGACAACAAATTTTTATAATAATCCATTAACCCCTGCGTCAAGTCTTAATCAAGATATAGAAATGCAAAGACAGTCAAGGGAAGCTGGGATTGGTTCGTTACCACAAAATATGACATTAGCTGAAGCTAATACAAATAATTTACCTTTTAATGCTACGCAAAACCCAAACTTTTTACAGCAATTATTTTCTCCTCAAGGGTATAATATAGGATCGAAAGACTTTCCTATAAATTTAAATACAAGAATTGATCCGTTAAAAGAAGAAATAGGAGCAAGGGTTGAGTTTCCTTTTAGCACAGGGTAATAACTATGGATCTTAATTCGATAGAAGATGTTCAATCCTTTATTGGCAATATAGATTTAACTACGTTAAAACGAGACGAGTTATTAGAATTAAATTTAATTACCGACGAGCTACAACGACGTGAAAAACAAGAAGGCTGTCGAAAAGATTTTTTAACTTTTGTAAGAACGATGTGGAGTTCTTTTATCGAAGGTGCACACCATAGGATTATGTGTGAACAATTTAATAAAATAGCTAGAGGTGAATTAAGACGAGTTATAATAAACATGGCTCCTCGACATTCGAAATCAGAAATGTCTAGTTATATGTTACCCTCTTGGTTATTAGGAATTAAACCAGATTTAAAAATAATACAAGCAACACATACTGGAGAACTAGCTGTAAGGTTTGGTAGGAAAGTCAGGGATTTAGTTGATACAAGAGAGTATAAAGAAATATTTCCTAATGTTTCTTTACGAGCAGATTCGAAAGCGGCAGGTCGATGGGAGACAACTGAGGGTGGCGAGTATTTTGCTTCGGGTGTCGGAGGTGCGATTACTGGTCGTGGTGCTGATATTTTGATAATTGACGACCCACATTCCGAGCAAGACGCATTAAGTGAAACAGCTATGGATATGGCTTACGAATGGTATACCTCAGGTCCACGACAAAGACTTCAACCTGGAGGAACAATCATTCTTGTGATGACAAGATGGTCAAAAAAGGATTTAACAGGGCAATTATTGAAAGCCCAGATGTCAGATTTAAAAGCAGATAAGTGGGAACTCATTGAATTCCCTGCAATTATGCCTTCTGGTAAGCCAGTTTGGGAAGAATTTTGGAAAATTGAAGAATTAGAAGGAATAAGAGCGTCTTTACCTCATGGAAAATGGGCGGCACAGTGGATGCAAGAGCCTACAGGTGGGGAAGGTGCAATAATTAAGAAAGAATGGATAAATATTTGGGAAAAAAGCGACCCTCCTGTTGCTGAATATATAATTCAGAGTTATGATACTGCTTTTTTGAAGTCAGAACGTGCAGATTATAGTGCGATTACGACTTGGGGCGTATTTTATAAGGATGAGGGGGGCGAACCTAACATAATTTTGCTTGATTCTATCAAAGATCGGTACGATTTTCCTGAATTAAAAGAAGTTGCGTACGAAAATTATATACATTGGGATCCAGATGTAGTTATAATAGAAGCCAAAGCGTCAGGATTGCCATTAACGCAAGAATTACGGAAGATGGGAATACCTGTACAAAATTATTCTCCAAATAGGGGGCAAGATAAGATTGTTAGGGCTAATGCTGTCGCACCTTTATTCGAATCGGGAATGGTGTGGGTGCCAGAAACGAGATGGGCAGAAGAGTTGGTGGAAGAACTTACGGAATTTCCTAATGGTGAGCATGATGATTTGGTCGATTCCACTACTCAGGCTCTTTTACGATTTAGGCAGGGAGGTTTTTTGAAACATCCAAAAGACTATGAAGACGAACCTCTAGGTTACGAAGCAAAAAGTTTTGTTTATTATTAAGGATTTATCATGGCAGTTGAAAAAGTAGTTCCAATCTTAGAAGAAGAAACTGTAGAAATAGAAGTGACTCCTGTTGAAGAGGAAGTAACTTTTGACCCATCGAACACCGTTTTATTAGATGACGGTAGTGCTGTAGTAAACTATGAGGAGAATGAAAATGAACCTGAAGACAATTTTAGTGCAAACTTGGCAGAAAATATGGAAGATAGTCAGCTTGGAGAACTTACGAATGAACTGCTCGCTGCTTACAAAGACGACCTCGAATCAAGGGCAGAGTGGCTTGAAAGCTACACCGACGGACTTGACCTCCTTGGAACAAGCACTGACGAAAGAAGCGAACCGTTCAGGGGGGCGTCAGGTGTCTACCACCCCCTCCTCGCAGAAAGTGCGACGCAATTCCAAAGTCAAGCGTACAAAGAACTCCTCCCCCCGAGTGGTCCAGTCCAAACGAGGCTCATCGGTGAAACGAGTAAAGAAGTCGAAGCCCAAGCTCAAAGAGTAAAAGATTATATGAACTTTATGGTTCTTGATGTAATGGAAGAGTTTGATCCTGAACTAGATCAGATGTTATACTACCTTCCCTTATCAGGATCTACTTTTAAAAAGACATATTTCGATGAAACATTAGATAGACCTGTAAGTAAGTTTGTACCTGCAGATGATTTAGTTGTAGCGTATACCGAAAGTAATTTACAAACTTGTGGTCGTTTTACTCATGTAATAAATATGAGTTATAACGATTTAAGAAAACTTCAAGTGTCAGGTTTTTATAAAGATATAGAAATAATTGAAGATGAACAGGGGGATGAAAATGAATCTAAAGGCAAGATTCAAGATATAACAGGATTTAAGCGATCTTCTCAAACAAGCGATATGGTAACTATATTAGAAATGCATGTCGACTTAGATTTAGAAGGTTACGAAGACGAAGATAAAGACGGAGAAGCAACAGGAATAGCTATTCCTTATATTGTTACAATACACGAAGAAACAATGGATATATTAGCTATACGAAGAAACTATAGAGAGGATGATCCTAAAAAACAAAAGATCAGATATTTTACTCATTATAAGTTTACTCCTGGATTAGGTTTCTACGGTTTCGGATTAATACATATGATTGGAGGATTGACTAAATCAGCAACTTCTATTCTTAGACAGCTAATCGACGCAGGCACATTAGCTAATTTACCAGCAGGATTTAAATCACGTGGGCTAAGAGTACGAGACGATGACCAACCTCTCCAACCAGGAGAATTCCGAGACGTAGATGCTCCAGGATCATCGATTCGTGAAGCGATTATGCCCCTCCCCTACAAAGAGCCATCAGCTACCCTCCTCCAAATGCTTGGTGTCCTCATTGAAAGTGGTAGACGCTTTGCATCCGTCTCGGATCTTAATGTTGGCGATTCTAATCAAGCCGCACCAGTTGGAACAACAGTTGCTTTACTAGAACAAGGTACAAAGATACTTTCTGCAATACATAAACGACTACATTTTGCTCAAAGACAAGAGTTACGAATATTAGCAGAAGTTATAAAGAATTCAACTCCTTCGGAGTACCCATATCAATCTGCTGGGGCAGAAGCAACAATAAAAGCGTCTGATTTTGACGATAGAGTTGATGTTGTTCCAGTAAGTGACCCAGCTATGTTTAGTATGAGTCAAAGAATAACTATGGCACAAACCCAACTTCAACTAGCACAGGCAGCACCACAAATCCATGACTTATATGAATCGTATCGTAGGATGTATTCGGCACTTGGGGTTCAGAATATTGATCAGTTATTACCACCTAAAGCTGAACAAGTACCAAAAGACCCTGCAAGTGAAAATATGGATGCACTTATGGCTAAACCACTTAAAGCGTTTCAAGGACAAAATCACGACGCTCATGTAGCAACCCATAGTGCGTTTTTACAAGATCCAAATATGCAAAAGAATCAAATGGCGATGCAAGGTCTAATGGCACATATGCAAGAACATTTAGCTTTGAAATATAAAGAACAAATTGAACAAACTCTCGGTCAACCACTTCCTGCTGCTGGTCAAGTATTACCACCTGAACAAGAAGCGATGTTGGCTCAAGCAACTGCTCAAGCAACTCAGGAGATTAGTCAGATGGCACAGCAAATCGCAGGAACAGGACAGTTTGATCCTATTGTAAAACTAAAAGAACAAGAGATTCAAGTAGAGCAATCCGAAGTACAGCGAAAAGCAGCAGCAGACCAAGCAAAACAACAACTTGCTTTAGCAAAAATGCAACAAGACGCAACTTTAAAAGAAAAAGAGCTACAATCAGAAGAAGATATTGCAGCATTACGAGCAAATGTAACTTTAGCAACCTCGAAAGGATAAGATATGCCAAGTCGTATGAAACAAATTATGGATGAGTTAAAAGACGAAACCGATCCAGATAAAATTCAAATATTAGAACTAGACCTACAAACTCTTTTAGGCACTAAGCCAAAACCGAAAGGCAAAGGTGTAAAAAGTCAAGCTGGTGGTGGTTCTATGGCTGGAAATATTCAAGGCGATATGGATTTTGCAGGGCTTACAGGAGACGAAGTCTTAGCAACGAATATGTCAAGAGGTGGTCGTAAGGCTGTAAAAGGATTAAAATTTAAAGGTATATTTTAGGGAGAATAAAATGGCACCAAAAGAAAAGAAAATTGTTCGTGCAAGCGATTCTTCACTTCTTAAAAGATTTGCAAAAAGGTTTGGGGCAAAGTTAATAGAAGATATGACAGACAAACAGATGCAAAAAATGCTAGATGAGCCTGATAGCGTTTTCGGCAAATTCAAAACAATAAGTAAAGTAGAAAATGAAAGACTAAAACGAAAAAGACTTACTTCAAAAGCATACCAAGATAAAATTTTAAGAGACGATTCAGACATGGTGAAAGATATGAAATTCGAAAAGGCAATGAAGAAAAGGTATAATGAAAGAAGAAACAAAGTACAATCGAAATCTCTTGGTGGCTATATGGGTGTTGTAATGGCTGGACGTGGCGGTTCATTTAAAGGTTCTTCTTAATGGATATAGTTACTTATTTACAAAAAGTAATTCAAGAACGACGAGCAGAGATTAGCGAAACGCTAATGTCGAGTGGTGTTGGCGATATGAGCCAATATCAAAATTTCATGGGGCAAGTATCTGCTCTTGCATTTATGGAACAAACATTAAGTAAAATAAAAACAAATATGGAGACGCTAGACGATGACTAAAACACTATTCGTACCTGATCATATAGCTCAGGCACGCTCGACTGCAGCAAAAAAATCTGCAGTATCGTCAGACTTAAATCCTTTAGACCCATCTAAGTTTGGGTTGCCAGAACAGGATGAAAGTTTATCTGCTTTGGAAAGATTGCCAAAGCCGACAGGATGGAGAATTTTAATACTCCCTTATGTAATGCCGAGTGAAACTAAGAACGGCATAATTCTTTCAGATGAGACAGTTGAGCGTAACAGAGTTGCAACTAATGTTGGCTATGTAGTCAGTGTTGGTCCAGACGCATATAAAGATAAAGATAAATTTCCTGATGGTCCTTGGTGCAAAAAGGGTGATTGGGTTTTATTTGGTCGATACGCTGGATCTAAATTTAAAATAATCGGTGCTGAACCTCGTTTATTAAATGATGACGAAATACTAGCAACGATTGGTCACCCATCTGATATATTACATGTAGTATAGGAGTTTTAAATGAATAATACCCAATTAAAAGAAGAAGAGAAAACAGAACAACTTGAACTCAATATTGAAATTGAAGAGGATGAAGTTGAAACTGATTCTGGAGTAGAAGTAAAAAAGGAAGAAGAAAAAACATCTAAAGACCAAGAACTTGATTCTTATACTGATGATGTAAAGAAAAGAATTAATACTTTAACTTGGAAAATGAGAGAAGCTGAGCGTAGAGAAAAAGCAGCCCTTGATTATGCAAAGAAAGTTAAAGAAGAAAATGAAAGTCTTTCTACTAAATATAATAAAACTAATGAAGACCTCCAAGAACAATACGGAGGAAAAATTGTTAGTCAATTAGCCGAAGCAAAAAGAGCATATAAACTAGCTTATGAGGAAGGCGATGCCGATCAAATGGCAGAAGCTCAATCTGTAATAGCAAAATTAAGCGTAGAAGAAGAAAATGTTAAAAAAGAAAAAGCTAGACTTGCTACAGAAAAGGAAGACGTAAAAACCGTTGCAGAACAACCAGTTGAGCAAAATAAACCTGCTCAAGAGCCTGATCCAAAAGCTGTAGAATGGGCTAGTAAAAACGAATGGTTTGGAAAAAACGACGCAATGACCTTTACAGTTTACTCAATTCATCGTAAACTGACCGAAGAAGAAGGTTTTGATCCTACTTCTGATGATTATTATGCAGAGGTAGATAAAAGAATAAGAGACGAATTTCCTCATAAGTTTGAGGATAACAAAACAGGAACAACTCGTAAAAACGTCCAGACGGTTGCACCTGCAAATAGAAATGTAAAAAATGGACGCAATACTATTCGCTTGACCAAAAGTCAAGTGGCTATCGCTAAAAAACTTGGAGTACCACTCGAAGAATACGCAAAACATGTGAAGGAGCCAACTTAATGTCACAAAATGTTACGAATAGAACCTCACGTGCTGCTGAAACTCGTTCAACGCAAGAACGCAAGAGACCTTGGAAACCAGCATCATCTTTAGAAACACCTCAAGCCCCTGAAGGCTATAAATTCAGATGGATAAGAGCCGAAGTACGAGGACAATCCGATACTAAAAACGTCGCTTCTAGATTAAGAGAAGGATGGGAATTTGTTCGTGCCGAGGATTATCCAGACTTTCATGCACCGACTATCGAAGACGGAAAGCATGCTGGTGTAATTGGAGTTGGTGGGTTATTATTAGCCAAGATCCCAGAAGAGATTGTTGAAAGCCGTGCAGCTTATTTTGCAAGTCAAACTGCAGATCAGATGACAGCCGTAGATAATGATCTTATGAAAGAACAGCACCCTTTGATGCCTATAAGCAAAGAAGGGGATAGCCGAGTAACTTTTGGTGGTCCAAGAACGAAAGTTTAAGGATCTTATTTTAACTTTAATTCGGAGATATGAATTATGGCAAACAGTAACGTAGCCTTCGGTTTAAAACCGATAGGCATTTTGGGTGCAGCACCCTATACTTCTGGAGTAACTGAATATCGTATTGCGTCTGATAATAGTAATCCTATTTTTCAGGGCATGGCAGTTATCCCATTGGCAGCAGGAGTTATTGATGATCTACAAGCAGCAGCAGGTGGAACAGTCAGTATTGCTGGTGTCTTTAATGGTTGTGAATATGTTTCTTCAACAACTGGAGAGAGAATATTCTCTAACTATTGGCCAGGGTCAGGGGCAGACAGTAACTTCCCTGTAAAGGCTTTCGTGTACGATAATCCTAATCAGTTATTTACTATATGTACTTCTAACGTAGTATCTGCAGCAAATACTGAAGCAGAGGTTCGTGCAGCAGTATTTGCAAATATTGCTTTCGCAACTGGAAATAGTGGTTCTACAACTACTGGTATTTCCTCTGCAACAGCAGATTTAAATACTATAGCAACCACCAACACTTTAGCATTAAGAATTATGGGTGTCCAAGATGACCCTGAAAATTCTGATTTTACTGCTGCTGGTATTCCATTAATTGTTCGTATAAACAACCACTTCAATGCACCGACTGGTTCTATTGCTGCTGGTACTGTTTCTACAACTGGCGTATAAGGGAGAATGAATAATGGCGATTTCACGTGCACAACTAGCTAAAGAGCTAGAACCAGGATTGAACGCATTGTTCGGTATGGAATATGGTAGGTACGAAAACGAGCATTCAGAAATTTTTGATACAGAATCTTCAGATAGAGCATTTGAAGAAGAGGTCATGCTTTCTGGGTTCGGTGCTGCACCAACAAAATCTGAAGGTGGTACGGTCAATTTTGATACTGCAAACGAAGCATTTACTGCTCGTTTCACTCATGAGACCATAGCTTTAGCTTTCTCTATTACAGAAGAAGCTATTGAAGATAACCTTTATGACAGACTTGGTTCAAGGTACACTCGTGCTTTAGCAAGATCTATGGCTCATACAAAACAAGTCAAAGCAGCAGCAATTCTTAATAACGCTTTCACAGGTGGTGCATCCGCAGGTGGAGACGGAAAAGCATTGTGTGCAGCAGACCACCCACTAACAAGTGGTGGTACGTTGGACAACGTTGCTGCAGCAGATTTGAATGAAACATCTTTAGAAGATGCGTTAATTTCAATATCTAGCTTTACTGACGAAAGAGGGCTAAAAATTGCGTTAAGAGGAATGAAGTTAATTATTCCTTCAGGCTTGCAATTTATTGCTGACAGATTATTACAATCTGCTCTACGTCCAGGAACTGCTGATAATGATGTAAACGCAGTTAAGAACATGGGAATGTTACCACAAGGTTACGTTGTAAACCATTTCTTAACAGATACAGATGCGTTCTTTATCAAAACTGACGCTCCAAATGGTTTTAAACATTTTGAGCGTGCACCAATTAAAACTCAGATGGAAGGTGATTTCGATACTGGAAATATGAGATTTAAGGCAAGAGAAAGATACTCTTTTGGTTTTTCAGACCCAAGATGTGTCTTTGGAAGTCCAGGAGCATAAATAAAAATAAAAGGGTGACTAGTCAGTCACCCTTTTTTATTATATATTAATTTTAACCCTAACAATCACACCCCGTGATTGACTAAGCCAAGATAGGAGATTAAAATGGCTAATACAACTTTTAAAGGAACATTACGTTCTGAAGGTGGTTACTCATCTATTGCTACTGCAGCAACAACTGGAGTAGAAACAACTCAAATGTCGATAACTTCTGCTGGATTTGCTTCTTTAGATGCAAACACTTTAGCAACAGAAGCAGGAACTGGTATTACAACAGGTTCTGGAACTATTTATAGAAGTGCTGTTCAAAGAATAGGCGGCATAATAACAACAAGAATATTAATAGACTTAACAGGATTAAGATCTACAGCTGGTGGCGACATTATTGGTGTAAATGGAACATCACTAGTTTGTCATATTGGTCAAATAACTGCAGCACGAAACGGTACAATCTTAACAGGAAGTATGGAGTGTTTTGAAGCACCTTCAGGTGGTGATCCTGACATTAACATACATTCTGCTACAGAAGGAACTGGTATAGAAGATGGTGCTATTAGTGGCTTATCTGAAACATTACTTGTTAATGCAGGTGACGCAACATTAGGAAGTAAAGTATATTTTACTGCTGTTCCTGCTGCGGATGAATTTTTATATTTAACTTGTGGCACAACTACAGATGCTGATTTTACAGCAGGTAAACTATTTATCGAATTAATGGGTTACGAAGCATAATTAAGGGGGTTTCATACCCCCCTCTTTTATAAGGAGATAAGTATGGCAGGTCGTTCAGATACCAAGGCATTTAACATTAATCAGGGTGATAGTGCTGCTGTTTTAGGCTCGGCACGTTCTAGAATAAGACAAGTTGTTATATTTGGTAATTCTGCTGGTGTGTTAACAATTAAAGATGGGTCAGGTGGAGCAACATTATTGCTTCAAAGTTTTCCTACTGGATTACATACTTTGAATATCCCAGATCAAGGAATATTAGCAGAGAATGGAGCTTATATTCATGGCTTTACAGGTTCAGGAAATAAGCTAACTTTATTTTTATCCTAATGGCTGAAAAGAAGAAAAGAAAAGAAAAACCAATAAAGACTTCAGTTAAGTCTGGTAATTTCCGTTCTACTAAGTCTGGAGCAGGAATGACGACTAAAGGGGTTAAAGCCTATAGACGAGCCAATCCTGGAAGTAAATTAAAGACAGCTGTTACTGGGAAAGTAAAAAAAGGCAGTAAAGCATCAAAGAGAAGAAAGTCTTTTTGTGCAAGAAGTGCTGGTCAAATGAAGAAGTTTCCTAAAGCAGCAAAGAACCCTAATAGTCGTTTACGACAAGCTAGAAGAAGGTGGAAGTGTTAATGAAAGCAGCAGACGTTTTAAAACTATTAGAAAAACACGAAGCTCAGTGCGATAAAAGATACGCAGAGATCCAAGATAAACTTAAATCTTTAGACGGTAGGGTTTGGGGTTTATATGGCGTTATTATTGGCGTGGCAGTCTTGGAGAAAATATTCTAATGGTTATGGCAAGATCTTCCATGCGACAGCAGATTACTAAAGCACCTCAGAAAAGGAAAAAGAAAATGCCCTTAAATAAATATTCTTCGAAACAAAAGAAACTAGCTAGAATAGCACCACCTAGAGATAAAATTACAGGTGCAGATTTTAAAAAACTTAAAAAGAAGAAAAAGGTAAAGAAAGGAAAAGCATAATGCCTAAAGACGCTTGTTATAGAAAAGTAAAAGCACGGTATAAAGTATTTCCTTCTGCTTATGCTAGTGGTTCGATAGCTAAGTGTAGAAAAGTTGGTGCTGCAAATTATGGTAATAAATCTAAGGTAAAGAAGAAAGTTCTTGGTGGTTATATGGGAGCAAAAAGACCATCTAGCAATCCAAAGATAGCAAGAGGTTGTGGGGCTATTATGAATAATAAAAGAAAAGAAACGACACGTGCATAATGGCTGTAAGAAAAACAAAAGCAGGGTTAGCACTAAAAAGATGGTTTAAAGAAGACTGGAAAGATGTTCGTTCAGGAAAGAAATGTGGAAGAAAAAAGGGTGAAAAAAGAGGAACACCTTATTGTAGACCAAGTAAAAGAATTAGTTCTAAAACACCTAAAACAACAAAAGAATTAACATCTGCAGAAAAACGTAGTAGGGTTAGACAAAAAGTTGCTTTAGGACAGCCAAGGAAAGGTAAGCCAAGAAACGTAAAATCACTAAAAAGAAAAAGGAGAGCATAAATGCCAGGAATGAATAAAAGCCCACTAAATATGGCAATACAAAAAGTAAAAGGTAAAAAAATGGGAGGTAGTATGATGCCTTCTGTGGAAGAACTAAATCCAGGAAAATCTATGGACGTTACTGAAATGGCTATGGGTGGCTATATGGATGGTGAGATCGAAAAGAAAATGATGGGTGGCTACATGGGTGGTGGCTACGTCGGAAAAATGGCTATGGGTGGCTACATGGATAAAAAAGGTAAGAAGTAATGGCAACTTCTGGTTCATCTGATTTTGAACTAGCCGTAGATGAATATATTGAAGAAGCATTTGAACGGTGTGGTTTAGAAATAAGAACAGGTTATGATTTAAAAACAGCAAAACGATCATTAAATTTACTTTTTGCTGATTGGGCAAATCGTGGCTTGAACCGATGGACTATTACTCAAACGACTACAACTATTACAGATGGCACTACAGAATATACTTTAGCAGCAGATACAATAGACGTACTATCTGCTGTAATAAGAGAAAACGCAGGAACAGCATCTCAAACAGATACAGCTATCACTAGAATAGGTAGAGATACTTATTTAAATATTTCTAGTAAATTAACCGAGTCAAGACCTACTCAGTTTTATATTGATAGACAAGTTGTACCAAAAATTAGGTTATATCCAACACCAAATGCAACATATAGTTTAGTTTACGATAGGCTTACAAGAATAGAAGATGCAGATTCTGCAACTAATACTGTAGACATACCGTTTAGGTTTTATCCTTGCCTTACTGCTGGATTAGCTTATTATTTATCTATAAAAAAAGCTCCAGACAGAATTACTACTTTAAAAGCAATTTATGAAGAAGAATTTGATAGAGCAGCAACAGAAGATAGAGATAGAACTAGTTTAAAACTTTTACCTTATGAAAGGTATATCTAATGGCTTTCGCAAGCGGAAAACATGCTTTCTTCCTATCTGATAGAAGTGGTATGCGTTTTCCCTATAGACAAAGAATAAAAGAATGGAATGGTTCTGTAGTACATATTTCTGAATATGAGGAAAAGCATGAACAACTTGATCCGCATAGGACAGTTATAGATCCGCAATCCTTACGAGAAAGTAGACCTGATGTAAAAACAGAAAGCACTGTTGAAATATTATTAGGTTTAAATCCTTTTTTATCTAGTAGTTCTGGTAGTGGTGTAATTACAGTCGTAGAAAAGAACCATGGAAGATCTAGCAGTGATACCGTTCGATTTAGAAATATAGTTGGCTTTGATGGGTTTACAACAGCTGTTTTGGAAAAAGCAGATGGTTATAGTATAACTAAAGTTGACGATAATACCTATACTTTTTCTGCAAGTAGTGGTACATCATTAGTAGGAAGTATAAATGGTGGTGGGCGTAATGCAACTGCTGGTCCAGTTACGTTGGGGGCATAAATGAGTTTTACATTAGCTACATTAAAAACAGCTATACAAGATTATACAGATAATAGTGAAACAGCTTTTGTTACTAACTTACCCAATTTTATAAAAGCAGCAGAAGAAAAGATTTTAAAAACTGTAGACTTAGATTATTTTAGAAAAAACGTAACGAGTGCATTTACATCTTCAGATAAATTTTTATCTGTGCCTTCAGATTATTTAGCATCGTTTTCTTTACAGATAACAACTTCTGGGTCAGAAAGTTTTTTATTGCAAAAAGATGTTAATTATATAAGGGAATATACACCTGCTTCTACAACAACTGGTGTTCCAAAATATTATGCTAGGTTCGATGAAAACAATTTTATTGTAGCCCCTACGCCTGATAGTAATTATGCTTTAGAACTACACTATTTTTATAGACCGACAAGTATAACTGCTGGTGCGGATAGTGGCACAACTTGGGTTAGTACAAACGCACCTTTTGCTTTACTTTATGGATCTCTTGTAGAGGCTTATACCTTTATGAAAGGTGAGCCAGATGTAATACAAAGTTATAATGGTTTATATACACAGTATTTAGAAAGATTAAAAGATTTAGGTGAAGCGAGAGAAAACACAGACGGATACAGAGTTGGTCTGCCATCAAGACCAAGAACATAGGAGTATAAAATGGCAACAGCAAATGCAGCAACCAATTATCTAGAGAGAAGAATATTACATTTTTTATTTAAGAATAACTCTCTTAGTTTATCTTCACCTGGAGATAGCATATATGTAGGACTTGCAACGGCAGTAAGTGCAGCAGAAACTGGTTCAGTTACAGAAGCAACATTTACAAATTATGCAAGACAACAAGTTACAGCAGCAAACTGGACTACAATAGGTGCAGACTCAACAGATACACAAACTGCGAAGAACGCAGCTAATATTGAGTTTCCAGCATCTGGTGGAACAAGCAATACAATAACACATGTAATAATAGCAGACGCATCAAGTGGTGGTAACATACTTTTCGTAGGTGCTTTAGACGCAAGTAAAACGATAGCTAGTGGTGATATATTTAGAATAAATGCAAATAACTTAACTATAGAATTGAAGTAATGGCACTCGTACTTAACGACAGAGTAAAAGAAACATCTACCACAACTGGTACTGGCACACTTACATTAGGTGGTGCAGTTACTGGTTTTGAAACATTTGCAGCAGGCATAGGTAATTCTAATACTACTTATTATGCAGTTATATTACCAGGAACTGCTGAGTTTGAAGTTGGTTTAGGTACACTTAATGGAGATTCTAGTACTATTGCCAGAACAACTATAATAAGTAGTTCTAATAGTGATAGTGCAGTAAATTTTAGTGCGGGTACAAAAAACATATTTTGTACAATACCTGCATCTAAGTCAGTATTTTTAGATGCCAGTGGTAATGCTACATTAGGTGCAGATTTATCTGTAGGAGATGATCTTACGATAGAAGGTGGATTAATTGATCTTAGATCTAATAGTGGATCAGCATCACAAATTAAATTTTACTGTGAAGTTAGTAATGCTCATGCACAGACCTTAACAGCACAAGCCCACTCTGTAGGAGCTAGTAATACGTTGACATTACCAGCAGGTAGTAGCTCAACCTTAGTATCAGAAACACATACTCAAACATTAACAAATAAAAGTCTTACTGCACCAACAATAACTGGCACGGCAGTTATGGCAGATTTGGATATATCAGGTGATGTAGATGTAGACGGAACATTAGAAGCTGATGCGATAACAGTAAACGGAACTGCTTTAGCTACAGTTATTGCAGGTGTAACAGTAACCAATGCGACTAATGCAGCACATGTAACTGTTGCAGACAACGAGAGTACAAATGAAGAAAACCTAATACCTTTTATTGAAGATGCTTCTGCTACTGGAAATGTAGGGTTAGAATCTGATGGTGACTTTGCATATAATCCAAGTACAGGTACAGTTACAGCTACAATATTTAAAGGTAATATTGATGCAGTAGATGGTGACTTTGATGGCACATTAGAAGCAGATGCCATGACACTAAATGGTACGGCAATAACTACAACTGCTACTTTGTCAACTGGTATATCTAATGGTAATGTATTAGTGGCAACAAGTGGTATAGCCGATAATGATTTTTTAAGAGTTGATGGTACAAGTATAGAGGGCAGAAGTGCTAGTGAAGTATTAAGTGATATAGGTGCAACAACAGCAGCGTTAGCAGCAGACGAGGCTACAGCTTTAGCAATAGCGTTAGGATAATAATATGGCAAATAATTTTAAAGTAATTACAAGAGATGTTGCTCCTGCAAGTGCTGGAACTCCAGAAACTCTTTATACAGTACAATCTGGTAGCACAGTTATTGTCTTAGGATTAACACTGGCTAACGTACATACAGCACAAGTTACTGGCACAGTTCAACTAGTAAGTACAACAACACAAACATCACAGACACAAAACACTACGGCTCACATTGTAAAGGCAATACCAGTGCCAGTTGGGTCTTCTGTAGAGATCATGGCTGGTAATAAGATTGTATTAAATGTAGGTGATATAATAAA